AATAGCCTCAATAATAGCTGAAAAGGCCGTTCCAATCAAGATTTACGAGAAAAAAATAGAATATAGAAACGTGTTTATTAAACAAAAAGGCAAATCGGTTGTCGCAAAAGGAAATTTTAATTATAGTGATTTCTTTATTTTCTTGATTATTAGCATTATAGTTATTACCTTAGTGTTAAAATCAAAACTTAAACAATATGTACAGACCAAGATTAAATTCTGGTGAATACGATTTAGTTAAGAGTTTTAGAAACTCAAACGTCGTAGGAATTATTGGCGACCGCCATGCACCTTTTACTCATCCCGATTATTTTAAATTTGTTTACGAGGTCTTTAATAAGTTCCAAGTGAATGAAATTGTGGATATTGGTGATGATACAGATTTTCACGCTATCAGTTATCACGAGTCAGACCCAGATGGGCATTCAGCTGGTAGTGAATTAGACTTAGCAAGAAAAGAACATGAACAATGGTGGAAAGCCTTTCCTGAGGTTTCTGGTTGCATTGGCAATCACTCAGCTTTGCCTCATCGCAAGTTACAAACAGCAGGACTTCCGAAATCTATGTTTAAGACTTATAACGAAATGTTAGGCTATCCAGATGGATGGACTTGGAAACACTCTCACGAAATTGATAATGTTTTGTATCAGCATGGTACAGGAAGTAGTGGTCAGATGGGAGCAGTTAATAGAGCAAGAGATAATCGTCAGTCAACAGTTATAGGCCATATCCACTCATTCGGAGGGGTAATGTACTCAGCATCTGATAGAGATATGATATTTGGTATGAACGTAGGTTGCGGTGTTGACGTAGGTGCTTATGCAATGGCTTACGGTAAAGTATATAGTAAGAAGCCGACATTAGGTTGTGGTATTGTTATAGATGGCAAGATTGCCTTGTTTATACCAATGGACTTAGGGTCTAAGATAGAATGGATTTAAAGGAGCAAAATAAAGATCAGCAGGACAGACTTACGTTTGGCGACTTAGCCGAATATATGTTGACGCTTGGTGAGCTTCATAATCTTTTAGATGAAAGCAATGCTCCACAAAAGTACGCTATTCAGGTTAAGATAATGGATGAAATAGACGCTATTATAGACGCTCTAAGCATACGAAAATGATTCAGCTGATATATGATAATCCTCCAACATTTATTGAAATTGGTAAGGCTAAAAAGAGGAAAATTTATCTTGGTTACAATGCTATTTATGCTGGGATACATTATTCAGTTAGGCAGAAGATCGTACAAGAACTTAAAGAATTTCTTTGGTGTCCAGAGTTTGCAAAAATAGGGCTTATCGAAAAGCCGGTTAAAATAAAACTTATATATCGTCGCAATCTAAAAAATTGGGATTTAGATAACAAATGTGGTTTATGGGCTAAGTGCTTCTTAGACTTGGCAAAGGGCCAAATGTTTGTAGACGATAATGTCAGGTATGTTAAAGAATTGACCTATTGCTACGAGGAAGGCGAAGATAGGTTAATTATAGAAATTGCGGAGGTGTAAAACGAGAAAGGGGGCGTAATGCCCCCAATCTTTACCCTTCAGAAAACCAATCAAACTGTCGGGCGATAACCACACTCAAATATAACTAACACAAACTATACTTTCTTATAATAGTTATCAACAAGTATTCCTTCCTTCTCTTCATTCTTCATAATCAACATCACATTAAAGATAATTGCCGATAGGTGGTCTTCGTCTTGTTCAACTCCGTTGTAGAGATTAATCTCAAACTTTGCTAAATGACGATGGAGGCTTTCCAACGCTGTTTCAGTTGGTTGACCTTTCCTCCAATTTCCTTTCTCATAATGGTTTGCACCTTGACGTAATAGATAACCATATCTCATGCGTACATAGGCGTCTAAGTGGCTTGGTAATGGCTTATTAGTATCGTCATCACGTTGGCTACCTGTATCAAATTGTCTATTACCTCGTTTATTAAAAAGAGTTTCTTTTATGTCTTCTTCGGTTACCAATGCAGATACACTTGCGTTTTTCTCCCACCACTTTATATCATCCGTAACCTTAAAAGGAGATATTTGACTATAATTTTTCTTTGTCATTTCGTCGTCGTGGGTAATTGTCATTTCTTGTAAATTGTTAATCTAAGTGCTGTCCTAATTTCTTTTAATTCCAACTCTTTCTGAGCTTTTAATTTCATAAGGGCATCAATCTTTTTCTGTCTTTTTATCTCGTCTGCCAATGCTTCTAATATTTTCATTTTATCCTTTCTGCCCAAACTAAAAAATCTTTTTCGAAGTAGGCTTCATTTGTTTCAAAATCTGGTTTATCTAATGTTAGATGTTGGAATGTTAAAACCTTCCCGGTTAATCTACTCTTGGCTTTATCTACCTTAATTAATTTAACCTCATCACCTATCGACCAATGGAATTTCCAAACGCTCCCAATAAGTTCTTCTATATTGTTATATGAACTCCTCTTCATCGTCTTCTAAGGTAAATCTAACTCTCGCTAACGTCTTACTTGATTCCTCATAGAACCTGTCTTGTTTATCAACTATCTTTAAATTGTATAGAGCCTGACAAAATCTAATGGAGGGGTTTCTTAGCAGATATTCTCTAAGCTCCTCAAGTATTTGTACGTTATAATTCTCCCTCTTGAACGTCATCCTCTTGCTTAGGCTTAAATGTATCAATAGCCTCTTTTACTATGACTGCATCATCCAAAGATAAAACTCCTTTTGACTGGGCTACTAAGGCCACTTCGATTAAAATCTGAATTGCTTTTTCTTTTTCCATAACTAATTTTTTACTAATATAATTAAAAATCTAAATTCGGTGGTATAAAGTTATCAACATTGATGTCGTAGAATGAAGACAGAGCTAAGTTATTTCTAAATAATACTCTTCCTGTTTCACCATTTCTATTCTTGCGTACAAAGCAAACACACTTCCCTTTGCTATCCTCCATTCTGCTATCAAACTCAAACTCGGGGTAGTCGTAATATTCTGCTCTCCAAAGCATCAATACCATATCAGCATCTTGCTCAATACTACCTGATTCCCTCAAGTGGTGTAAGAAAGGTATTTTAGGATCAGAAGCCTCAACCTGTCGGGATAACTGGGCAATAGCAATAATAGGGATATTTAATTCTTTTGCAAGTAGCTTTATCTTACGGCTAATCTCAGAAATCTCTTGCTCTCTATTACCTTTATTTTTTCCTACGTTTATCAACTGAATATAGTCGATAACAAGTAGCTTAATATCATGGCGACGCTTCATTGTAATTGCCCTTGCTCTGATGTCATCAATAGATGCGTTTGGCTTATCGTCGATATGAATTGGTAGTGTTCCGATAGCTTGTGCCTTTCTAAAATATTCGTGTAGCTTTTGTTCGTCTAATTCGTTTATTCTTGAGTTAGATATTTGGGCCTCAATAGCTGCAAACTTTTTAGTTAATTCGGTGTGGCTCATCTCTAAGCTAAAAAAACCTACCGGGGTACTATAATGCTTTGCAAGTCGATAGGCAACATTAATTCCGAATGTAGTCTTACCCATGCCCGGCCTACCAGCTACAATTACAACCTGCTGATTCTTAAATCCTAATATCTGATTGTCTAAATCTTTAAATCCACTTTTACATCCACTAAACTCTCCACTTAGCTCCATTTCCTGCTCTCTAATCAACTCGATTAAAGAATTTGATATGTGTATGCCACCTACATTAGATGTTTCGTTAGATAGGCTTAAAGTAAGCTCATTTGCCAAAGATAGGTTATCTACCATCTCATCTCCACCATAAAGTTTATCTACAAGTTCGGTCGCCTTTATAATTCCAAGTCTTCTCTTGTAGGTTTCGCTAACTACTTCGCAATAGTAATCAAGTGATGCTGTGTTAACCACTCCATTTGTTAAGTCCATTAGTGCGTTTATTCCGCCAATAGATTCTAATTTATTTTCTGCTTGTAGCTTCGAATTGATAGAAATTAAATCGGTAGGTCGTGATGCTGAAAACTGTTCGCTAATAGCATTGTAAATTACTTGGTTCTTGTGAGAATAAAAAGCATCTACTGGTAACTTAGAAATTACTGAGTGAAGTGCTTTAGGCTGATCAAGTAAGATTCCTAAGATAGCATCTTCTATCTCTATGGCTTGTGGTAATTGTTTGACTGGTTTCATTTGTGGTTATACTTTTGATGTTAATAGTAGTATTCGTGTTTCTTCTGCTTTTGTTGGTAATAGATACTTTGTTATTATCCAAGAAATATTCTCGTGATGTACTCCGTATCTTTTTGATAACTCCATTGCTGTTATACCATCGTTTGTGTATGATTCAAGTATCTCTGCAACTTTCTCCCTATCAAGATTTCTAAATTTTAATGGGGGGTAGGTATTGTAATCTCCGACGGTTATCATATCACAATTTTATTTGGCTTTGTTTCTGGTTTTGTAAAGTTAAGATAATTTTCGAATTTACTTGCTTGAAAAAGAGTTTGTGGTCTAAGATATTGTTCCCATTCTGTCCCTTTCCATTTAGCTACCATGTTATCGATTACTGTTTTAAAGTCTTCTAAGGTATGGCCTTCATCAAGTCTTCCGCTAATCATTCTTTGGTTTGCTTTATTGCCGTCTTTAAACTTTGTATTTGCCTTCTCGTTTAAGTAAGAAATAACCTCTTTGAATATATTAAGTTTATTATTATTATATATAGTATTATTATCTTCTCGTTTTTGAGTATAGGTATAGTCATTTTTGGGTATAGGTATAATCATTTTTGAGTATAGGGTCAAAGTGCGTTTATTGGCATCATTTTTATCTACTACAGACTTCAAATAACCAGCCTCTACAAGCTCATTAACAAGCCGAGAAATAGTTCCTTCAGACCTATCTAAAACCTCTCCTAAATACTTATTACTTACATAGCATTTACCATACTTATTGCAAAAGTTAGCCACCAAACCGAAAAGCAATTTAGCTTTATCCGACAAATCTTTATTGTAAAAAATATCGGAGGGGATAGTATAGTAAAATCCTTCCATTATCTATTTTTTTGTTTAATAAGTTTCCGGCCTCTATTACCACCTCTCTCATAATTTTTTTTAGAGAATATCTCATAAACAGCTGAGTATTTACCCTCAAAAAATCTATCTACCTTTAACAAGTCATCTGCTGAATCAACAGCAAACATTATTGTGGTTCTATGGCGAGGGAAAGGTACTGACTGACTTATCTCAAGCTCATTGATCTCGTAGAAGTTTTTAATGATATGGAAATAAACCTTTCTTGCATCTGCAACTTTTCTACGTCTATCTTCGCTATAAAAATTATCTATGTCAATTTCAAATACTCTGCAACAAGCATCTGCAAGTCTATCGAGTTCTTCTTTTCTTAAATTAATGGTTTTCATTTGTGTTTGGTTTTAAATATTTATCTCCTTTTATCGCTGGTTCTAATGCTCCGCAACATGTGCAAACATATCCAAGCGTAGTTATCTTCCTGTAAAACAATTCTCTAAACGCCTCATAATATTCTTTATAGGGGGTAATGTCTTTGTATTCATCCATTGTCCTAATATAATAATATGTAGCCGTTCTATCCTTGTTTAATTGCTTTGAAATATATTCAGGAGTCATATAGAGTTCCTTATACATTACATAGGCAACAATCATTCTGGAAGCTGGTAAAGGAGTTACCCTACTTGCACGTCGTAGTGCGTTCGGGTTTGCTCCTGTTAATTCCTTAATAGATTCAAATGCTAAATCCCATCTGTAATCTACCGGGAATTTCTTCTTAGAAAGGGAGATCTTGTTTCGCTTCTCCTTTAACATAATCATTCAAGCATAAGAAGTGAGTTGAAAAACCCTGTGCTTCTTTACGTTTAACCGCTTTAAGTTTTAGTACCTCATTCACAGTTCCGTCTTTGGTCGTGTAAGATGTTCTAAATTGTGCGTTTTCAGCTTTTGATAAAATATCTTTTAGCTGGTTTAGGTTAAGGTCAATCAATAAAGAATCACCTAATTCTTTTGCACTTCCGCAATACTGTGTTTGTTTTTTGTCGCTCATTTTATTTATTGTTATTGTTAAAAATTACATTTAAAATTATAGTGGGGAGTATAATTGCCCACCATTTCCAGTCCAAGCAATATAAATCTAATAGAGATAAGCTACCTCCTAAATAAATTACCCATGCTCCTTCTTTTAGAAACTTTTTGATTTTACTCATTTACATTTTTAGTTTAGTTAATAATTCTTGTTTATAATTCGCTGCAATTTGCAGTTTTTCTTTGATCAATCGAATGTCATCTTCATTCCTTTTAATTGGCAATATTTTAAGCTTGTAATCAATTTGCCGGGGGTCATAGCTCACAAAATACCAGTTCTCTATTCCAGTAATTAGCGAGTAGCCCTGAATCTGCCAATAATATTCTTTACGCTCCTTTTTAAAAGCCAATGAATCGAGAAGCAGATTATCCAAGTGAATAGATGCGTTATAAGGACACTTAACCTCAATACCAAATAACTTATCGTGAGAAATTCCGTCAGGCGTTCCGCCAAAGTTGTCATCATAATTTATAAATCCTACGTTTACAATTTCTTTGTTTAACATATCGGAAAATAATTCAATAGCTTCACCCTCATAAGAGTTTCCCCATTCGGTTGCATTATTGCCATGAAACATTTTTTCATTGCTAATATCTACCGTTAAGGTTTCCGCTATCTTTTCTTTTACATATGTTTTTGCTCCTTCGGAAAGTTTCTCATTCTTTGTTTTTGGTTCGGTCATTAATCGATAAAGCTCACTCGGAGTAAATTTACCGCTTCTTGCTCTATGCCAATCTTCAGTTCCATGTTCAATCCTTTTTTCCATCTTCGTCAGTTTTTTTAGAAATTGTTTTATACATAAATATAAAAGATAATACGAAGATAATAAAAAATGAGATAATCAATACCGCTACTGGCCCGAAGGCAATTATCCAAGGTATATCTATTAGCTTTAATGCCTTTCCTGATACCAAGAAAGTAGATATAACCAGTATCCAAGTTATAATAGGTTTTCCATCCATGATTAAAAGTTAAAGTTTGTACTCGGTCTAATTGTTTGCTGGGGGGCATCCTTCCCATGGGTATTTGTTGCGTCAGCATCTTTTGTATCATCTATTCCGAATAGCCCATTAAGTGCATATTTACGAGCATAACTCGATGTCGCCCCGGTTTGTTGTGCATCATCCATTCCTTTTTTGTCTACAGATTCTCTTGCACATGCCTTTACTTGAACACTGTCTTCGCCGTCAGTAACACTTGCTACAGCCTCAACGTAATTGCTTAGTCCAATATTTATAATACTATCGGAAATGCTCATGTATAAACCTTCTCTTGCAAGTAGTGGTTTAACCGCTTCGATAATATCTTCGCAACTTCTGTATTTGTATTTACCAAATGAGTTGACTTGATTTTTTGGTGCTTTTAATTCACTTTGAATCTTCACCATTTTCGCTATTAAATTTTTCATAACACTAATTTACGAATTTTTGTTGATAATTTCCTCTTGTTCGTTAATAATATTTACTAATTTCTTGATAATTTCTGCTTTTTCAGCCAGTTCTTGCTCTAAAGACAAGATCTCATTTTGTTGATTCTCGATTAATTTTGCTAAATTTTCATCCATTGTTTTAATTTTTAAGTTTAAGTTAAATTTGTTGATAAGTTAAATGAATTGATGCGGATCTTCGCTATTTTCAGTAAAGGCCGAAAAGTGGATCAGTTTTAAAAAATCAAACTCAACCGAAAATCCGAATTTTGAGAAATGATTTGTGGTATTTACCCGGAAATAAAACCAGTTTAAAAATTTATCAGGCTTTATAAATAAAAAGATAAATAGCGTTCTTGTTTTGTTTAGGTTAATTTTCATCTGTCTTGTTTTTTAAGGAGGGCGGTATACCCTACAAATTTAGGTTCTAAGTCTAATTTATATCCCATTGCGTTAAAGTAAGCCCGAAGCGTTTTTAATGTTGGGTTTTGCCTTGATTCGATCAAGCTAACATAAACCTGAGTTACGCCCATTCTTTTGGCTACTTCGCCCTGAGTTAAGCCTCTATTTTTTCTGTAATCACTAAGCCTCATTTTCTTTTTCTCCTTCCTGCTCTTTTAAAAACTCTTTAAGGTCATTATTAAACTGTTTAAGCGATTCAAAATCCATCATGGCTAAAACTGTTAAGCTGTCTAATAACTCGCCGCAGAACTCATCTAATACAGCCGCTTCGCTTGTTCGAATAACGTGATTCAAATTTGTTTCGATTTGCTGAATTGAAGTTCGCAATTTTGCTACATGATTTCTAACTAAACTCGATTTTCCTAAGTCTGGCATTTCCATGTTGTATTCAAAATCCATTAAGCGATTTAAGATTTTCATTTTGGCCAAAGATTTTCTAATTCGTTCGCCTTCTTCTTTTGTAATTTTCATTTGCTTTGTTTGTTTGTTCAAAAAATTGATTATTTATCCAAAAATTTATTCATTTTATCCAAAAATTGTTTCAGTTTGTCGCCTTTCTCAGCTTTGAATAGTATTTGTTGTTCAAAAAGTTGATTATATTTCATTCGTGCCAATTCAGTAGGCGTAAAGCTGTAATCTATCAGCATTTTTGTGTTTTTCTGTGGCTTTTTATAGCCTTTAATTTGTATCGTTTTCATTTTAATAAATTGGTTAATTCTGAAATGTCGGGGGACGGTATCTTTACAAAACAAAGGCCCTCGAAACAAATTTCTTCTTCTTTACCGTTGATCGTTAAAACTTTTTCGTTTTCTATTTCCTCAAGCGTTATCAAATCTTCGCCGTTTGCTATCCTTTTACTTTCTTTTATCGTATAATATTTACCAGGTTCTGGATAATTTACGTTTAATTCGTATTTATTTACAAACTTTGAATAATCGCAAACGCATAAAACTAAATCGCCTGACTGCATAATAGATCTTCTAAAATTCCTAATTCGTATTTGTTTAATTCTTTGCCGCTTAAATAACAAGCGTAAACTATTTTATTTCCTTCACGCTCTATTGAGTCGTATTCTATTTCTTTTAAATCTAACATAATTTTAAGTTTTATAAAGTTGATAAAATTTGTTTTGCATTTTCGCCTAAATACGTTTTACCTTTTATACGCAATTCGTAAACTGTATTTTCGTTGATCATTCGATAAGCATTTGCCGTTAAATCAAAAACTAC